AAAAAAAGAAAGGGAAAGGTTCTCTTGGTGGGCATCCTTGATTGGGAAAAAGACCTGCCACTTTCCATCCAAATGGTATGCTGATGGTAAGGAACATGGAGACATTTACAGGGAGGATATGATACTACACGATGTTTGAAATTAATAAAATATATAATGAAAATTGTCTGGATACTATGGATAGGATGCCAGAAGAATCCATTGATTTAACTGTTACCAGTCCTCCATATGATGGATTGAGAACTTATAATGGTTATTCTTTTGACTTTGAAAAAGTTGCCAAAGGGCTTTTCAAAGTCACTAAGAAAGGTGGAGTTGTTGTCTGGGTAGTTGGTGATCAGACTAAAGATGGTGATAAATCTGGAACAAGTTTTCGACAAGCTCTTTATTTTAAAGAAATTGGCTTCAAATTACATGATGTCATCATTTATGAGAAGAGTGGTGTCTCGCCAGTGAGAAATAGGTATTATCCCGCATTTGAATATATGTTTGTTTTGTCCAAAGATAAAGTTAAAACATTCAATCCTATTTGCGATAGACCGAATAAATGGAGAGAACGTTGGGGTAAGACTCGTCAACGCAGACAAGCTGATGGGACTATGGGTGAGAAATATGAGAGTAAGATCGCTCCTGAATTCGGTATCCGGCGTAACATTTGGAAATATACACAAGGAGGTGGTTATGGGTCGGATGATAAAATTGCATACAAACATCCTGCAATCTTTCCCGAAAAATTAGCGGAAGATCACATTTTAAGTTGGTCAAATGAAGGCGATTTGGTATATGATCCGTTCATGGGAAGTGGGACTACTGCTAAAATGGCTATGAAAAATAATAGAAATTTTGTGGGCAGTGAGATCAGTGAGGAATATCTAAACATCATCAATAATCGCTTATGTTTAACGCAATAAATCATATTATTTTTGATAAGAAAGGAGAGATGACCAACGAATTGTTGGAAGAATTCTCCCCTTACATGGTGACACGTTATCTGAGTTTCTATGACGATGATCTGTTGAATTATGCCAATGAGACGGTAAATAAATATGATCAGATTTTTGAAACTGATGAAGAACAATTCCGGTTCTTTGAGAACGTGATACCCAAGCTGAAACGGAAGAGAATTGACTATATCTCCAAGAAAAAAAAATATAATGAATGCTTTAAATAATTTTTTCAAAAAAATCTATTGTATAAATTTGGATAGACGACCTGATCGTTGGGAACACGCTTCCGAACAATTTCAAAAATTCGGAATAAATGTTGAGAGATTCTCAGCAATAGATCATAAACAGTTGGATAATATCCCCCCCAATATTCAAAGCGGAGCATATGGGTGTACGCTCAGTCATTTGGGGATCATTGAAAGGTGTAAAAACGATAATGTTGAAAATGTTTTGATTTTTGAAGACGATGTTGTATTAGATGATGATATTTTAAATGTATTTGAAAATAATATAAATCATATTCCATCGTGGGATATGATTTATTTTGGGGGGAATCACAGAAAGCGTCCAACACACATAGATAAAAATATCTATAAATTGCAATATAGCGTAGCTATGCATAGCTATGCATGTAATCACACCATGTATGATATTTTGTTAAAACTTGAAAACCCTATTTGCTTTGATGCTAGTGTAGCAAAAATACATAATATGCATGATTGTTTTTTACTTGCCAAAGATGACGGTTCATCTTTGACAAAACAATATCCAAATTTTAGTGATATTCAAAATGGATATACAGATTATACGAATATACTATGAATAATGAATGCTTTAAATAATTTTTTCAAAAAAATCTATTGTATAAATTTGGATAGACGACCTGATCGTTGGGAACACGCTTCCAAACAATTTGAAAAATTCGGAATAAATGTTGAGAGATTCTCAGCAATAGATCATGAACAGTTAGATAACATACCCCCCAATATTAGAAGTGGAGCATATGGGTGTATGCTCAGTCATTATACCATAATTGAAAAATGTAAAAACGATAATATTGAAAATGTTTTGATTTTTGAAGACGATGTTGCATTGGATGATGATATTTTAAATGTATTTGAAAATAATATAAATCATATTCAGCGATGGGATATGATTTATTTTGGAGGGTATCATATACATCGCCCAACGCATGTAGATAAAAATATCTACAAATTGCAGCGTAGTTATGCAACGCATAGTTACGCTTGTAATCATACCATGTATGATAATTTGTTAAAAATTGAAAAGGGTAGTTATATTGATGTTAGTATATCGGAAATGCATGGGGCACATGATTGTTTTTTATTTGCCAAAGATGATGGTTCATCTTTGGCGAAACAATATCCGAATTTTAGTGATGTTGAAAATGTATATAAAGATTACACGAATATACTATGAAAGCACTTATTGTATGTCCAACTTATGGAAGACTCCCTTATCTGGGGAGATTATTAGCATCATTTTTAAATCAAGACTATGATGATAAGCATCTAGTTATTATCAATGACGATAAAAAAATCACATTGGAATGTGATTATGATAATGTCACTGTTATGAATTTGACCAGAAAGATATCGGTAGGAGAAAAAAGAAACTTGGGCGCAGCATACGGACATTTTGATGTGATACATCCATGGGATGATGACGATATTTTCTTACCCAATCGTTTATCAAATCACATGAAACAATACGCTGATCCTTCTGTGGAAGCATATAGAAATTTTTCATCATATACTATATATGCAGATAAATTTTCCCCGTGTAATGGGGGCACAAACAATAAATCATATCGGAAGAAAATGTTTTTCGACGTTGGAGGATATGAAAGCACCAATAATTTTGGAGAAGATTTGGAATTACACCATAAATTGAAAAATTTTAAAAAAGATGAAAATGAAAATGAACGCGATTTTGTTTATGGATTTTCAACATCTAATTTTCATTTATCGTGTCAACCCACGGAATTACAAATACAAAACATTTCATATGAACAATTACTAGAGTTAAATTTATTGAATAAAAAATTCGTCATAACACCGGACTATGATGAATATAATAAATATCTACTGTTGGATCAAATGTTTAAAAACAAGGGTGAAAGTATTGATATTGATGTCTTACCAAATGGTAAAATTAAAATACCAAATGTGGATAATGGCTGATTACGCATTCATACATATTCCCAAAAACGCTGGACAATCTATTGAACGAGCGTTGAAGAACGTTCCCGCCATTGATTTTTTTGGACACGGTGTTTCCAAAAATCAAATAATAAATCATAAAAAAATTTTTGTATTGCGAGAACCAGTGGATAGATTTACATCCGCGTTTTTTTATTTAAAAAGATATGGAAAAAAACCCAAGAACAATTTCTTCCAGAATCCCAATGAATTATTACAGGCTGTGGGTGAATCTGATTCCAGAGCAGATCAATTTATGAAAATACATAAATATGATCATCCTGTTTACGGACAACCAATAAAAACAGATTGGGTGTTCCATCCTCAATCCTCGTGGATATTTGATCCTTGGAAAATTATAATGTTTCATCGTTTGGATGAAGAATTAAACTCACTAGGGGAAATTCTTGGTGTTGATATAAAAATTGATCACATCAATAAATCTCGGAGAACAGATTTTAAATATTCAGAAGATAGTATTAATATCTTAAAAAATATTTATAAAAATGATTTTGAAATATATACCAAATATGATTGACAATGAGAAATAGTATCTAAATATTTCAATGACAGTATCCATTGACCGATTAGCTCCTCAAAAATCACATATTGATCTAAATGATCCCAATCTCCCCACTGACTTCGGTATGAATGATTATATCCTCTCCCGTCTGATGGATGATGTGATGCTCGTGGAATATTGTGATTTGGTGCTGAATGAGAATACTTCAGGTGATTTTGTTCAACGGGGAAGTCTTCTAATTCCAGTAGCCAATGTGGATAAGATGTGGCGCAAGGGTAAGGTGATTCTTAAGGGTCCAAATGTTCAATTTACTGAAGTTGGTGAGATTGTGGTATTTCCCAGTGGAATGGGGAGCGGGGTAAGTAATCTGGAAGTCAAAGGCTACGGAAAAGTGAAGAATGGACTATTCTTGAATGAACAACGCATGTTTGGAGTTTGTGAAGTAAATGAGACTGATAAAACGGACTGAGTTACAGCGTTTGCTGAAAAGCAATATCTGTGATTTGATGATTGTCCGTAGAAGACCGGAACGCGCCCCCGGAAGACCGGAGATTCGCCAAATGCTATGCACCAATAGCATGGAGATTCTGCGATCCGAAAACGGATTGAGAACCCTAAATTACCAAGGTTCGTTTCAACCAAAAAAAATCAATGAGCGTTTACATGATATTGTCGTGACATGGGATATCTTCATGCAGGATTACCGCAACGTGTCCATGGACATGTGTTACCTTGTTCAACAAATGCCAGCAAATGATACGTTCTGGTCGTTCTTTAATGAAAAAATATTTCCTATGAGTCCCAACGAAAAGCTCCGTTACATGGACATTGAATTGAACCTTGACCCCTTTCCAAAATGATTAGAATCGACGATCATCTTAAACAATTAATTTTCCGTAATGTGAAATTTGTGCTGAACTCCCGAACAATCAAGGAGGGAAAAATACAAATTTTCAACACCAAACAGAATTTCATAAAATTTAAAATTGAAT